CTTTGCATTATATGAAAATTAAAGGAGGGCCGCATCATGGCGAAAAAAACAACCAAGAAAAAACCAGTCGGCAGGCCGAAGTTTAAAATCACAGAAGATGTGCTGCAACAGACGCAAAGCCTTATGGCGAAGGGACTGACAAAAGAACAGTGCGCTGGAATGCTAGGTATTTCAGTCTCTACCTTCATGCTTCATCAGGCAGAAAATTCGGAATTTTCGGACGCCATAAAAAGGGGCGAGGCAATGGGGATCGACGCCGTGACCAACGCTCTCTTTGAAAATGCTACCGTTGAGCGTGACAACACAGCCATCATATTCTATCTGAAAAATCGTGCAGGCTGGAAAGATGTCAAAGACATGAACGTGAAAGACGAGAAAATAATTACGCTAGACCTTACAAGGATCGGGATGAATGAACTCAGCGCACTTGAAGCAGCTTTTGAGCAGCCTCACATTGGAGCAAGTCAGGGCCGAAAAGTACCGACGATCATTGAGGGAGTTTACGAAAGCCGCTTGGCCGACGATTGAACCGGGCGTCGATTTCAAAAACAACTGGCACATCGATGCCATCAGTGATCACCTCCAAGCCGTGGCCGAAGGCGACATCAAGCGCTTGATCATCAACGTGCCGCCTCGACATATGAAATCAATCAGCGTGGCCGTGGCGTTGCCTGCGTGGACTTGGGTTACACAACCATCCAAAAAGTTCCTCTATGCGTCCTATGCAGCCTCTCTGTCGATCAGGGATAGCGTTAAGTGCCGAAGGCTAATCGACAGCCCGTGGTACAAGGCGCACTTCGGTGACAAGTTTAAGTTGACAGATGATCAAAACCAGAAGCAGCGTTTTGAGAACGACTTGACGGGCTTCAGAATCGCGACCAGTGTTGGTGGTGCGCTAACTGGTGATGGTGGTGACATCATCTGTATCGATGACCCCCACAATAGCGTGGAGGCCGACAGCAGCGCCGTCAGGGAAGGTGTGCTGGACTGGTGGGATCAGTCCATGCAGACGCGCCTTAACGACCCACAGACGGGCGCGTTTGTCATCATCATGCAAAGGCTGCATGAGCAAGACCTAACAGGCCACATTCTCGCCAATGAGCTAGGCAATGAGTGGGATCACCTGTGCCTGCCTGCCAGATATGAGATCGGCCACCCTACGCCCAACAGATCAAGTCTTGGCTTCACAGACCCCCGCACAGAAGAGGGGGAGCTTCTCTGGCCCGATAGGATGGACGAGAAGACCCTGACCACCCTAGAGCGCAGTCTTGGCTCCTACGCAGCCGCAGGGCAGCTACAGCAGCGGCCAAGCCCCAAGGGCGGTGGTATCCTCAAGTCAAGCTGGTGGGTGCCGTGGGAAAAAGAAGACCTCCCCGAAAATATCGAATATGTAATCCAATCGTGGGACACAGCTTTTGAAACAAAGGAAAGCTCTAGCTTCAGCGCCCGTACCACTTGGGGCGTGTTCAAGTATCAAGGATACGACTGCGCTATCGTGCTAGAGGCGTGGTACGACAAAGTTAACTACCCAGAGCTACGCAAGCTGGCACAGGAGGCATACGATGACTGGGAGCCAGACGCAGTTTTGATAGAGAAGAAGGCGTCAGGGCAGAGCCTCCTGCAAGACCTTAGAATGGCAGGGGTGCCAGTGCTGGCGTACAGCCCAGACCGTGACAAGGAAGCACGCGCACACGCCGCATCTGCCCTGCTGGAAGACGGCAGAATATTCTATCCCAAGCGCAAATGGGCCGAAGATTTGATCTCAATATGTGCCGCCTTCCCCGCTCACCCAAATGATGATATCGTTGACACTTGCACCCAAGCGTGGCTAAGACTGCGTAAGGGCTGGTTCCTTGGTCACACAGAAGACCCCGACGAGGACGATTATCAAGAACCGCAAAGGATAACTCTCTATGGCTGATCCAAATGTAATCCCGTTTGCCGAAGGCGCACCCGCAGATGACCTGATGGTCGAGACCCTTCCAGATGGTGATGTGCTAATCGGTGACCCAGAGCTTGACGTAATCGAAGAAAGCGACAGCGGTTTCGACGCAAATCTCGCAGAAGAAATCGACGCACGGGAATTATCGGCAAAAGGCGCAGAGCTTGTATCGTATTACGAAAACGATGAAGCCGCCAGAGACGAGTGGAAAACCCGGTACAAAGCTGGCCTCAAAACTTTAGACCCAGACGGGGGGCTAGACGAAGGCGAAGACGAGAGGGCCACCCGTGGCCTGTCCATCGTTGTTCACCCCCTGATCGCGGAAGCGGCAACGCAATTCAATGCCAAGGCCATTGCAGAACTTTACCCGTCAGGTGGCCCAATCAAGACGGTCATCATTGGTCAGCCAGACGAGGAAATCGAAGAGCAGGGCCGCAGGGTCAGAGAATTTATGAATTATCAGATCACAGAGGAAATGCCCGAATACTTTCCCGATCTGGATCAAATGTTGTTTCACCTACCGTTGGTCGGACAGACGTTCAAAAAGGTTTGGTGGGACGTAAATCTTGACAGGCAATGCAGCCAGTTCGTCAAGGCAGAAGACTTCTGCGTGGCACCAGAGAGCAAAGACCTCTACACATCCCCACGCTATACTCACGTCATTAGAATGCCAAAGAACGATTACAATCGCTATGTTCAAAACGGCTACTACCTCCAGACCAGCGATGCAGGCAGCGACGATGTCGATCCAGCCGACAGCGTTATTGGCAAGATCGAAGGCGTTGATGAATATGACGATAGCAACGATGACATAATCACACTGCTGGAAATGCACGTATATGATTTGTTCGACGGCATTGATGGCGAAGAAATGGATGAAGAGGATGAGGACGATAACGCTGTCGCCCTGCCCTATGTCATTACCATCGATTACGACAATCAAAAGATCGTGTCGGTCAGGCGCAATTGGCGCGAAGACGATGAGATGAAAAAACGCCGTGACTGGTTTGTGAGCTACAAGTTCTTGCCCGGACTTGGGTTCTACGGCTTTGGCTTATATCACATGATTGGTGGGCTGGGCAAAGCGGCGACAGGATCGCTTCGCGCTCTGCTCGACAGTGCAGCATTCAGCAATATGCAAGGTGGGTTTAAGCTGCGTGGCCGTGTTACTGGCGGTGATGTACAAGTTAACCCCGGTGAATTTGTCGATCTCGACAGCACCGTCGATGACGTTAACAAAGCCATAATGCCATTGCCGTTTAAAGAGCCGTCAGGGTCGCTGTTTAATCTGTTGGGCTTTATGGTTGAGGCAGGCCAACGCTTTGCGTCCACAGCCGATCTCAATGTCGGTGATGTAAATCCAAACGCCCCAGTGGGATCAACGGTTGCCCTAATTGAGCAGGGATCAAAGGCGTTCAGCGCAATCCACAAACGTCTGCATTATTCCCAAGGCCAAGAATTTAAACTCTTATCAACTCTAAACGCAGAAAATCTGCCAGAAGAGTTTACTTTCTCACGCGCTGGAGCAGCCGAAACGATTTATGCAGCCGACTTTGATGATCGCATTGATATCGTGCCTGTGTCCGACCCCAATATCTTTAGCACCGCCCAGCGCATCGCGCAGGCACAGGCAGTGCTGCAAATGGCGCAGGCCGCGCCTCAACTGCATGATATGTACGAGGCGTACAAGCGGATGTACGAGGCGATCCGCATTCAGAACATCGATGAAATATTGAAAAAGCCAGAAGAAGCTGTCCAGATGGACTGCATCGATGAAAATATGAGCGTGATGTATGGCAAACCAATCCGCGCCTTTATTGAGCAAGACCATGAGGCGCACATCGCAGTGCATATGCAGTTTTTGCAAGACCCATCTTTGGCTGGCAACCCCGGCGCTAAAACTATGCAGCCGATCTTAATTGCCCACATTGCAGAGCATATTGCGCTGCTGTATCGCCTGAGAATGCAGGCCAGTGTGGCAATGCCACTGCCGCCACTGCCCGACTTTAAAGACCCCAACTTTAAGTTTGAGGACGTTGATCCAGAGCAAGATCGCCTAATTAGCCAACGGGCCGCAGAAGTGGTCAGGGCTGCACCTCAGATGAAGCAGATCGAAGCCATCAGGGGCGTTGGTCAGCAGGGACAAGGTCAGGGCAATCCGCTGGAATATGCGCAGCAATTGGCGAAGTTGGAAACAGAAGCCCTTACGGCCAGAACGCAGGCGCAAATTGCTGCCGATCAGGCCAAGGCCCAGTCCAACATTCAGATCAAGCAGGCAGAGGCCAAGCAGGATATGCAGATCGAAATGGCAAAGGCGCAGGCAGATTTGCAGGCGAAGGTCACAAAGCTGGAGGCCGAATTGCAGCTTGAGCGGGAGAAGAACGCAGCAAAACTAGAAATGGAGGCAATGAAGAATGTACCCCCCACGATATAATTTGCCCCCCATTAATCCTGCCGCCTTCGGCGGGTTGCCGAAAGAGCAAGCGCAGGGTGCGCGGCCCCTGCCTCCCTCCCAAGGTGGGGGTCAGCAGCCCATAGACATGAATAAATATTTAATAAATAAAGTAGCTGAGATTCGACAGCGCATGGGCGCTGGTGATATGGGTGCTTTGACAGCGATATCGGACGCCGCACAAGTTCCAGTACAGCAGCCCCCCATGCAGGGGCCACCTCAAAGACAAGGAATGGCGTGATGGATAAAAGAAAAGGCGCGTTTGCAAATTTAGATTTAAAAGATAAATTTGATTTTAACTTGCCTGTTTCTGGCGGCTTTCGTTTTGAAGGCACACCAAATCAATCGCGCTCCGAATTAGATTTATACAAAACATTTGATGGCAGAATGGGCAGTGTCACGCCCTCAATGGGCTACACTACCGAAGAAACAAAATACAAAGACGGCATGGCTGACGTTGAAAACAGGGCCAGAACCGTGCGTCTTGGTTTGGATGGATCGACCACATTAGGGCCAGTAGATTTAAGCGGCAACGTCATGGGCAGCAGAACCATGCAGGACAAAACTTATACGTTTCCCTTTGCCACTTTTACGCAGGGAAGTTCTAGCACATTTTCAAAGCTAGGCGCAGCGGCCAAGATGGGCGCGTTTGATTTTGAAATCAACAGGCAAAAATCAAGCGGCATGGAGCCAGTATATTCTGGATCAATTGGCATGAATTTTGGCGATGGTGGTCGCATTAGCTACTCTGACAGCAGCACTGGCGAACCAAGAATTGACGCCAGATATAGAATGGAGTTTTAAAGATGTGTGGAGAATATGGGAAAGCCGACAGCAACAAAGATGGTGACATAAATCTTGCTGATTGGTTCACCGACATTCAAGACGGCGGTGGGCCGGGCCGATCTGGCGCACGATTTAGTGGCGCAGGCGTAGGTGCTTTAGATCAAAACAAAGATAATTACATTTCTGAAGCCGAATATCTCTTAGGAGAACAACATTCTATATCCAATAAAGAGCGCGGTATTTCTGGCCCTGATGATGGGCCTATTGGTTATGCATATGATAATCGTGATAATTTTATCAGTCGCATAAGCAATACCATAGGCGCACTGCCACAAGGATCAATAGCGTCTGAAGCGGCGTTGGGGTCAGATGGGACAGACATTAAAACCGATGGACTTGCTAGGTTCATGCAGGGCGGCGCTTTTTTTGGTGCGCTGGGAAGAGGCTTAACAGGCACTAAATATACGTCACCAGAATATGTATCCCCTGATCAGGGAGACATGACGCCAGAGGAATATGATAGGGCGATAGTTAAAAGTTTTAACAGTATGGGCAATACTGGCGAAGAGCCAGTGCCGCAAGACGTGGCCGCTGCAATGGGGCGCATTCGTGGGCTTAATCCACGGGCCGTGTCTATTGGGTCATCAATTGGGCCAGTATCTTTGCCTAAAACCGTGGTTGCCGCTGGAACAAATATAAGGGCAGATTACAAGATAGACCCAGATGAAAATTTCCCAAATGAGGCTTTGGGAAATATAAGGGTTAACTCTATTACTGGTAATATTGAAGTTCTTGGCCCTAGTGGGGAAGTGCTATCCATAATCCCAGCGTCAGATTACAATATGCAAAATCAATAGGAGACCGACATGAACACCGACCTTGAACTAATTAGAAACTATACAAACGCTCTGGTCACGGCTGGTATTGATGCGTCTCAAATATCTGACGGTGTTTTAGAAGTTGTTCGGCAGGCGAGACAAAAGTTTCAGCAAGCGCAAGAGCAAGGCATTCCATTTGAGAATTTACAGATTTTGCCCGAAGACCAACGCGCAGCAATGCAAGACGTATTAAACCAAATGGAACGATCTATGGCAGCTTCTAATGCGCCAAGGGGCCGTCCAGACTTTGGCACAGGCACACCACCTGATATGTCTTTGCCGCAGACAATACCCACGCAGCGGGAGCCGTCAATGACGCAATCTGACATGGATCGCGCAATGGCAAATAATAAACTGGCTGATGAAATGGCACCAAATTACGCCCTGCCAACATCGCTACGGCCAAAGATGCGCCCAGCAAATCTAGGCACAATGGGACAGACGCGCCCACAAATGCGACCATAAAGGAGGCCGACATGGCACAGGTAGAAGTCGAAAACATGGAAGAAAATGCAGACCTTTTTATGGCAAAAATGGGCTTTCCCCATGATGCAGAAGGTTTGGAGCTATCAGACGATCAACTCGTTAACTTTCTGCTGCTGTGCCATCAAGACATGATGGGAGTTGATGGCGAAGACTACGGCGAAGATTACGAAGAAGTCGATGAAGAAATGATGGATATGCCCCACGACAGTGACGTAAAGGTCAAGGTCATGAAGCTCGACGGCGGCAATGTCCAAGAGATGATGAACAAGCTGCTTGGCGGTCACTAATGCCCGTTATGAAGGTCAAGGGCGGCTACCGCTGGGGCAGCAAGGGCAAGATTTATAAAACCAAGGCCGAAGCAGCCAAGCAGGGCCGCGCTGCCTATGCCGCTGGATATGGCAAAAAGAAAAAGGGCAAGTAGATGGCAGGACCGTTTAATTTAAATGCTTTATTGAGAGCATCGACAGCAACAGGAAATCCTATTGGCGCTCTTGGCCCCTTAGTCAGTGGCAAAGTGCCGGGCGCTAATCCTTCATTCGGGCCAACTGGCCGCATTTCGACCCGTGTTCCAAGAGAAGGAACGCCGAAAACTGGTGGTGAACGACCAAAGCCAGAAGTTTATAGTGGTGGTTTAACAATCGGCAGATCAGCTATGGAAGGTCTTGGAAATGCAAAAGATAATATATTAGGCAAAAATATGGAATTTTTGGCGTCTGGTCGGAAAGCGGAAGCAGACCCAAAGAAAAATACATATGAAGATTTGGAGACATATTTTCCCGGCTTTAAAGGCATAAGAGGTTTACCAGAAGCAGATGCAGCAGATTTTGTCAGCGCAATGCAGCGCGAAAATTTAAACTGGATCATGGATAAATTGCCTGCTGGCTTTCAAGATCGCGCTAAATATTGGTACGTTGGTGCTAATAGATTTTCTGAAGAGCTTGCAATTAAATACGGTTTACCAAGGCAATCAATGTCTGGCGTATTGGCGGCTCTATCACCCCAAATGGATTGGTTTAAAAACGCATCTCTTGGTGAGCGCGTTGTAGATGCCGTCATTAATAACCGTGCATTTCCTTGGTCAAAGGAAATGACCAATGTTGCGAAGCGATATCCAACATTTGTGGCGACAGCAAAGGGAAGCCCCAATAAAAGAATTTGGGAAAGCATTAAAGGCAAATCTTATAAAGACCTTGAGACGATAGAGCAAAAGGCAATGTGGGTTAGAGCATATGATCAAGCCCACAACCCCAGTACATATCGCGCTCTTACGCCAGAAGGCGACATTGGCGACATAATTGGGACAAGAGATAGAAACACTGCCGCAAGGATTAGCTGGGGCAGCTTTGGCGACATTGGAAAGGCCATTCAAGCCATTGAAAGCGGTGGTGATTTTAACATCATATCTGATGCAATGGGTAATAACCATAAAGTAAGAAACTTCTTTAATAATATTGAAGTTCCATTTTCTGACATGGGCGATGTTACAATCGACACACACGCCATTGCTGCTGGTATGATGCGGCCATTGGCTGGCAACGATCAGCTAACGTCACAAGGTTTGGGCATGGCTGGGGGATCATCAAAAGGAACGGGTGCAAAAGGATTATATGGATTAACGGCAGATGATTATAGATTTGTTGCTGATCAACGTGGACTTTTACCAAGAGAAACGCAGTCTATTGTTTGGGAAGGCATAAGGGGTCTTTTCAACAATAAAAGCGTTGATTTAAAAACAAAGGTAAATTCTGTTTGGTCTGCTGTTGATCGTGGAGACCTTACACCAGATCAGGCGCGTGATTTCATCGAAGAATATTCTGGAAAATTTAACACTGGCGTGATTTCCCCAAGAACAAATCGATCAATTGCTGCTGGTAATAGCACTATGTTTAGTGTGCCGCTGGCAATAGGTGGCGCTGCTTTAGGCGCATTGCCATCTGAAGATGAACTTCCATCAGAGGAGGACGGCACCTAATGGCGGCAAAGAAAAAAAAGAAAGCGAAGCGAGACGCCTGCTACAGTAAGGTCAAGGCGAGATACACGCGCAACGGTGGGACATGGCCGTCAGCTTATGGCTCTGGCGCTTTGGTAAAATGCCGCAAGGTCGGCGCAAAAAACTGGGGCAATAAAAGTGGCAAAAAGAAAAAAAAGTAGTAGCAGCGATGGTCTGCGAAAATGGTTTGGCCGCAATAAAGGCAAGGGCTGGGTGGATTGCAAGACAGGCAAGCCATGTGGACGTAAAAACAGAACGTCCACTAAAAGAGGCTATCCCGCCTGCCGCCCCACAATGGCGCAATGCAAAAGCAAGTCGGCCAAGTCGGCAGCAAAGCGCAAGACATCTGCGAAACGTGTAAACTGGAAAGGCAAGAAATAATGGCTAAAGGCGTAAAGCACTATTTTAAGAACGGCAAAGAACATACGGGCGCAACACACAAAGACGCAAAGGGCAGGGTTATGTCTGGCGCACGTCACACGGCGTCCAGTAAATATTTGGTTCACATGAAAGACCTGTCACCCACCGCAAAGAAAAGGGCGAAAAAAGCATGACAAAACTAAGCAAAAAACAAAAAAATATTGCTTCTAAAGCACCACCTAAAAACAGAATTACACGCGCTGACTTTAAAAAATTGCAAAGAATGCGCGGCAAAAAGAAGTGACGTGTGGTACACGTCTTCGCCTTGGTTCTATATATCGGTATTGCTGATGATCGTAAGCTGGTCAGCGATGATATGTTGTTTCGCAGCATAGAAACGTGTACATATTTTGCGAAAGCAATCGTTGGGCGATGGGGATACCACAGTAATCCAAAAGATTTTGGCGTTGCATATTGCGTCCCACGGCTGGTCGATCCTGATAAGGCGAGGATTTATTGAATGAACCCATTTGGCGCGTTGGGAAAATTAATATTACCAAAAAACGCTTCTGAAGAAGTGGCGCGGCGCATTCTTGAATTGCGTCAGGCTGGCCGCTCTGATGAAGTTACTGACGATATGATGGACGCTGCATCCGATCTTTATATGTTTGAGAACACGCCACTGCCAATGGATCGTGCATCTAGGGAAGCAAGAGCCGATGAGATGTATAATCCAACTGAATATATTGGGCGATCTGCTATAAAAGGTGATCTTTACAGCAGGCCAGACATTGCTAAATCAGAGCAAAGTTTTAATACGAGACCAAGATTTTCAAGTTCCTCGCCTGATGTTGCCAGCACATATGTTGGCAATAGAGGGGCATTATATCCAGTCAGGATAAGAAAACTTGATATACCAATTATTGATGCGGGTGGTGTAAGTTTTACAGAAATTAATCCTGCCACTATGGATTTAAGCCCTAATATTAAATACGGGATGGAGCCTTTTAGTACAATTGAAGAGCGCCTTGGTGGCATTGGAAAAGACAACCCAACTTATGACGAATCATTTTTAAATGAAATAAAAACTGACGATATTTTGGCTGCTTTAAAAAGAAATAATGAACAAGGCATTTTAATAAAAAATTTAAAAGATAGAGGGCCATTTTCTCAAGGCAATGTAAAAACTGAAGAAGGGAAGAAGGCTCTTCAAGAATTACAAAGAAAAGCAAGTGAGCCATCTGACGTAAGAATAACAATGGATACAAAAAATATCCGCTCTGAGTTTGCCCGTTTTGACCCAGAGTTTCGCAACTTGCGAAATTTATCTGCCAGCATACTTGGCGCGATAGGATTTACTGGCATAGCTGCTGGCCTGAGAGAAAAAGAAGAGGGTATGTAATGGCAAAATACAAAGGCAAGAGCGTCACACTGAACAAGCCGCGCAGGATTGCAAAGGGCGAAACCAGCTACGGCAAAAAGAAATCTGTGGTGTACGTTACGGACGGCGACAGGGTAAAGCGCGTGACCTTTGGCGACCCCAACATGAAAATCAAAAAAAACCAAAAGGGGCGCAGAAAGAATTTTAGGGCGCGTCACAACTGTGATAACCCCGGTCCAAAAACCAAGGCCAGATACTGGTCATGTAAGGCGTGGTGATAATATGGCACTTTTGACAGTAGATGGACGGCAAGAAGAAAACTTTTCAAATGTGGCGTATCGGCCAGATGGACAGCTAAACATTCCTTCGCAGGCTGCGGCTGACGAGCAAAAATCTCTGCGCGAAGAGTTTTTGGCATTTGAAAATGCAATGTTGGAAGACAGAAATCCCAGCAAAGGTGATCCATTTCCACAAAGCAATTTTGCGTATGATGATGGCACCGTCCCAACGCTCCAAGAAATGGCGCAATATGAAGAAAATACGTTAAGACAAGATGCAATAGACAGTGGTATTCCACGGGCTGATATTGGTGCAGCCGTTGCTTCACAAGAAAACAGAGAAGAAATGTTGTCGAATTATGGCTTTCGGTTTGGCAACAAAATGTTCAGAAATGTTGGGGCGATTGCAAAAGCTGCGCTGACTGGAGAAGGCACAGCAGAAACAGCCCTTGGCTCTTGGGATAAATATGTTGGAGGGGCGCAGGCAGCATACTTAATTGGAGGTGCTGCCGATTTATCATCATCAGCAATACTAAGTGCATTAGGATTGCTTGGATATGGCGCTGGTTTTGTGGCTGAACAGGTGCCGTTTCAAAGTGAGAACGATGAAGATCGGCTTGCGCGTGATTTGTTGTCCTTCCCAGAGGCTTTAGACCCTATGTATGCACAATTCGGTGCATTAGTGCCTATCGCACGGTACGGCAAAACAGGATTTGCACAAGCGCCTGTTCGCGTTGGCGCTCAAACATCAAGTCAGGGTGGGTTGGTAGAGGCCGCAGGACGGGGCGCAGAAACCAATCTTGGCCCAACGGGTAGGCCACTAAGCACCATTATTCCTACGGGCGCTGGAGAAGCTGTTCGCGTAGAAGCTAGGCCCATTGCAGAAATACAAAACGCTGCATCAAGATATATGAAGGATCGCGGCATAAACGCTGGAGATGGATATGATGTCACAGGATATCCAGAGCTAAACAAAGACAGAGCAAGACTAGTGGCGGCTGCTTACCAGCAAATGAAAGATGACCCAACCAATCCCGCTGTTCGCAGGGCTTATGAGGCGTTAATCGAAGAAACGCTGGGTCAGTTACGAGCTTTGGATAAAACTGGCATAGAATTAGATTTCTTAGCGCCAAACACGCCG